CTTGAGGACCTCGTCGGCCAGCTGGTCGGGTGTCTTCTCCGGTTCGTGGTCGGGAGCCGCGCCCGGGGTGAGCCGCTCCTTCGGGCGGCCGAAGATGGCCGCACCGGCGGACTCGTCGGGCTTCGCCTCGCCCTCGTCGCCGTCGCCCTCCTTGGGCTCGGCCTTCTTCGCGCCGAACGCCTCAAGCAGCTCGTCGGCGTCGGCCTCCAGCTCCTCCCTGGTGGAGCCGGTCAGCCGCTTGGCCTGCGCCGCCGTCAGGCCCTTCGCCTGCGCGACCTCCAGCCGCAGCAGCCTGCCTTCGGCTTCGGCCGCGCGCTTCTCGGCGGCCTCGGCACGCTCGGCCATCTTCTGCAGCTCGGTCTTCTCGGCCTCCTCGGCCTCACGCAGACGGCGAGCGGCCTCCATGTTTTCCTTCGCGCGCCGCTCCCACTTGCGCGCCTCGGCCTTCCAGTCGATGCCGTCGCCCTGCGGCTTGGTCTCGTCCTGGTCGGCGTTCGTGGTGGTGTCCGTGCGGACCTCGTCGTCGGCCATGCGGCCATCACTCCATCAGGTCAAGGGGGTGCCGTGCGGCACCCGCGGTTACTCGTCGTCGCCCTGGGCGTCTTCGAGATGCGCCCGAAGATGACGTTCAACGCCCGCGCGGTCGGACGCAGGGATGTTGGCCTGCGAAAGCCGCGCGAGCCCGTTGCGCACCGCGGGCAGCACCGCCGGGGAGCCCCGGCGCGGCCCGTGATGCGGAAACTTCCATGCCGCCTTGGTGTCGGGGTCGCCGTCCGGGTCCCGCCACGCGTGCATGTACCGCAGCACCTCGGCGTCGTTCGGCGCGGCGGCCACGGCCGCGGGACCGTCCCATTCCCGCTCCACGGTGCGGGTCCTATGCGGCGGCACTGCTGGCACTGCTGCCCTCCCGTCGGTGCTCCAGATAGCGTCTGACGTTATTCAAAGCGTCGTTGGCGGTGCCCTTGGCGGCCAGGTCCGGGTTCGCCCGCGCCCACCGCTGCGCCGCCACGTAGATCTCCTCGGCCCGCCGGGTCGACGCGGGGATCGGTGTCCCCCGGTACACCGGAACAACCACGCACCCGCAGTGGTCGTGCGCCTGGAAGCTCGCCGTCGCCCGAGACTTGTACTCCGGGCCGCGCGACGCGAGCGTCAGGCAGAAGTGGCACGGGTCGCCGTCGGTGACGCGCATCCACCCCAGCGCGTCCTCGTCGTTCCGCACCGCCTGAAGGATCGTGTCCCGGCCCCCGTTCGCCACGAGCCTAGTAGCGGTCCCCGACGCCTTCACGAACGCGTTGTCCAGCGCCCGCCGCTCGTCACGGCCAGCGCGCCGGGCGCCCACGAAACCGGCCAGGGCCGCGCCGCGCAGCACACCCGCCACCATTGACTCCTCCGGCGGCGGCGCCTCCACCACCGCCAGCCCCGGCGCGGCGCCGGCACCCACCCCCAGAAGGGCCGACGCCTGCGCCGGGACCACCTGCGACGCCCGGAAAAGCTCGTAGAAGCGCGCGGCGGCCTGCGCCGACTCGGCCCGCCGCTGCCCCACCAGACCCGCCGCCAGCTCGGCGAACCGCACGAACGACGCCATGTCCGAGGGGTCCACGACCGCGCGCCACAGCCGCAGCAGCTCCGCCAGCAGCCCCCGCGAGATGCGCCGCTGCCCCGCCTGGTAGGTGCGGGTCAGCTCCGCCGCGACGTCAGGCGACGCCACCGGCAGCCTCCGCCGGGTCCGGTGCCGCCTGCCGCTCCAGCAGCGCCGCCAGGTTCCCCAGCGCGTCACCACGCTCGGCCGCCGCACGCCAGCGGTCAAGCTCGTCATCGGTCACGCCCGGGATGCGCTCCCACAGCTCCTGCGGCGGAATCCCCAGCTGCGCCGCGAGCTTGCCGAGCGCGTCGGCGACCTGCGCCAGCGACCGCGACTCGGTGTCACGCCACCGCACCGACGCCGCCGCGTCGGGAACCTGACCCATGTAGGTGCCGGCGAGCCTGAGCGCCTGCTCGTGCGACTCACCGATGCACATCTGGTTCTCGCTCACCGCGCGGCGGTGCGACGCCTCAGCCGCCGCCAACGCCTCCGCCGACAAGTTGATCAACTGCCCCAGCAACTCATGCGCCGCCGTCTGGGAGATCGTGGCCAGGTGCCGCAGCGACGCCTCACGGCTGTCGATGTAGCCCTTCAGGTTGGTCTCGGCGAACTCCCCGACCTGCACGTCCGACGGAGAGTCCTCGAACGTCAGCAGACTTGACGCCGTCATCTTCAGCTTCTGCTGCTCCGACTCGGCCAGCCACCCGATCACGTACCGGACCCGGAACGCCCCGTAGTGCTGCGCCACCTGCAGCTCGAAACTGGTGGCGTTGATCTGGTCCTGCAGCGACCGCAACGGCCACACGATCCCCGTCACAGGGTCGTCTAGGTCGTCAGTGTCGCGGTACCGCACCACCGGGCACACCGGGCGGCCGTCCATCTGCGCGCCATGCTCGGCCACCGACACGACCCGGAACCCGTCACCGTCCTTCACCAGCGTGTACACGGCCTGGTCGTCGAACAACCGCCAGTCGCTGCGGCGCTTCTGCAGCGCGTACACCGGCCACTGATCGTCGTCGCCGTACACCGCCGTCAGGTGCCTCGGCGACACGCCCCGCATCACCGGCACCGGGTCACCCGGCAGCACCGTCATGTACGCGGCCCCGTACGACAGGGCGGCCCGGTGGATGCCGATCTGCCGGGCGTCCATCCCGTTCGCCTGCCACGCCTGCCACGCCGGCGCGTCGTCCGACGCCCGCGGCGCCCGGAAACCGTCCACGTACATCGACTGCACACGCGACGCGACCACGAACCTCAAGAAATTCACCCGAGAGATGCGGGCGAGCTGGTGGACCTCCCTCGGCACGCCCGCCGGGAGCCCCGGCAGCCGCCGCTCCGGGTCGTCGCGCAGGTACTCGCGGATCTCCTCCAGCCGCCCCGCCTCAGCCTGCCGGAACTCCAGCAGTTCCTTCGCCTGGTCGGCGGCGGCACTGTTGCTCAGCGGCACCCGGCACCCCCTCCGATCACCAGAACGCGGCCCGTCCGGTCCGCTGCCGTCGCTGCTTGGACTTGGGCAGGGCCAAGTACGCGCGACGCGCCATCCGCGACAACGTCCCCGCCGCCAGCGCGTCGATCTTGCGGGACGACTCCCGCGCCTCCTTGCCGAAACTGACCCCGTAGGCATTGGGACGGCGGCGCGCGTTGTGGACGTGCTGCCTGACCCTCGGGTCTCCGTCGTGGCGGAACACGCCCTCCACGATCTCGTTGTGCATCCGCTCCGCGCCCTCCAGCGTGAACTGCCGGTTCCGGGCCCGCATGTCCCACGCGATCGGGTGCGACGCCGTCGCCTTCACGCACAGCGCCCGCCGCCGGTCCGCCATGAACTCCACGGCCCACCGGTCCACGTACGACTCCCACGGGTGCAGGTCCGAGAAGAACGCCACCACGTCGAACCGCTCCCGGGCCTGCATGACCGCCGCGTCGATCTCCTCGCGCGGCGCTTCACCGCCGTGGCGGGCCGGGTCCCATACCCCGAGCGTGAACCACGCCCCGTCGCTGATGCGGGTCGCGATCAGGGCGGAGTGGTCGTCGGACTTCGACCCGTCGAACCCGAGCGAGATCATCTCCCCGTCGGCCAGGACGAGGTCCGGGTCGGCCAGGGCGTCCCACTGCTGCGGCGCGATCCATGCGTCCTCAGCGGCGACGATCTGGTTCAGGTAGAACCGCCGGGACAACGACGGGCTCGTCCGGGGGTCCCAGATCTCCTCAATGTGCCGGTCGATGTCGAGCCAGTGCGAGTCGCCGCGCGCGGCCAGCAGCCCCCGCTCCAGCGACTCACGGTCGGCGAGATCGATATCCGGCGGAGCCTCGATCGAGTCGTACAGGACCCCCGACGCCCGCGACCGGCCCTGGTCGATCGCCTGCCACGCCTCATAGTCGCGCTCCGCGTCGGAGTCCTCGCCCGGCTGGTGCGCGTTGGAGATGGCCAGCACCCGCGCCGACCCGCCCCGGGACTTGGTCGTGTTCCGGCCGATGACCTCGCTCATCGCGTGGCCCTCATTGGTAGAGATCCAGTGCTGCGTCTCGTTCTTCAGCGTGAAGCTGGCACGCGGCCCCTCCAGCGCCCGCGGCGACGACGTCACCGACTCCAGGCGGCACCGCCCGTGATCGGCGTAGATGATCTCCTTGCCGAGGTCGATGGCGTACTCGCTGATCGCGTCGTCGGAGAACAGGCTCGGGAACAGGGTCATGGTGTTGCGGGTCTGGTCCTTGCTCACCGCGGCCGTCAGCACCCACGACGCCGGGTGCGGCCTGGCCACCGGGTTCCCGTCGGCGTCCCAGCCGGCGAACCGGCACGGCCCCACGAATTCGAGCGCGCAGATCGTCGCGCCGACCGGGTCCTTGCCCGGGTAAGCCCCAGCCCTTCACACGGCGCAGCATGCCGTACCGGTACACGAACCGGCCGTGCTCGTCGAGCGCGTACCACCACAAGATGAAGCGCGCTTGCTCGGGCGTGTACCGCCACGGCTTGCCCGCGTCCGGGCCGTCAGGCTGGCGCAGGTACTCGGCCGTCCACGCCAGGGCGTCCCATCCGAGCGTCCGCTCAGGAAGGATGAACTTGCCGTCCGGGCCGCGCTGCCAGGTCGGGCCGATCGCGACCGGAGAAGGGTTGGGAGAACTCACCTCCCCTCCCTGGAGAGGCGACGTTCGCTTCGCGTCTTCTCGGTGTGGTGCAGCTTGATCGCCTCCTGCATAGGCGTCGAATGGGTTCCGTCGATGCCCGGTGATGCAGGCACCGGGCACCGACGGAGTCTGGTCAGCCGCCGAGCGTCTTGCGGTACTCGTCCAGCGCCGTCACCCCCGCCGGCGTCTCCTGCTCGCCGCCGTCCGGCCGCTCCAGCTCCAGCCGCGCCCGGCGCCGGTCCCCCTCGGTCACCATCAGCGCCGTCATCGCCCGCAGGTACGCCGCCAGCGACGCGCCCTTCAACGGGATCATGGCCTTCACCGGCTTGCCCGTCTCCGGGTGCACCCCGACCACCTGCGGTTTCAGGTCCCGCGAGATCGACTCGGCCAGCAGATACGCCGTCGCCCAGTCGCTCGGCTCGTAGAACCGGGACTGCCCGGACTCGGCGAGCGACTCGTACCAGCGCCGCGCCACCGGATGCCAGGATTCGTTCGGCTCCGGCACGACCACCTCGGCCGCGCCCGGCGCGGTCGTCACCTGGATGCCGTCCGGCTTGTTGCGGCGGCGCCGCTCAGCCTGCCGCTTCGGGGGCGGGCCACCCGCCCCAGGGACGCCCGGCATGGCCACCTCCCGTCATCACGCTNTGTGGTCGTTCGGGGTCTGATGACCCGTACAGGGT